CAGTTAGGTAAAATGCATTTTCTAACTGCATACCGTAAATAACTCCCAGGATTAAAATTACAGCCATAATGCCGAACGCGATAAAATTAGCTTTTCTGTTTTCGTTTACTGTAGTTGAATTTTTCATGATCTTTTTTTGTTTGTGTGTGTGTTATTGTTTATCAAATATACAAAGGTTTGTAAGATATACAATACTTTGTACTAATTATTTTTAATTTTTTTTTATTTATTTTCAATTACCTTTGAACTGAATATTCAGATTATTTCAGTTTTACAAATATTTGTACGAACATGGGGAAAAATGGAGGTGCAAGGTTAGGTGCCGGTAGAAAACCAAAAATTGAGGAAATAAAGATAATTGAACAAATGGACGCGATTTGCGTACCGGATAAAATTTGGGAAGCCTTGCTAATGAAATGCGCGCAAGGTGACACGAACGCGTTAAAACTTTGGCTTTCTTACCGGTTTGGTTTACCTAAACAGCAAATTGACGTAACGAGTAACGGCGAAAAAATAGCGCCTCCGATCCAATGGATAGGCAAAAGAGTTACGATTGAATCCGCAAAGATTATTCAAGACGACGACGAACAAAACGAAATAGAAACAAACCAGCCGCAATGGGACGAACTGCAAAAGCAAGTAAAAAGCGATTATCAAAACTTGCTAGAACAGGACAAAGAGAACAAACAATTCGATATTTGGCTATGATCAACTTATTGGAGGATTATAAACCGTTATTTTATGAAACGCCGGATACAAGGTATTATCTTATCACCGGCGGACGTGGTTCTGGTAAATCTTGGACGTTGGCTTTATTTCTGTTAAATCTAACTTATCAAAAAGGCCATGTTATTTTATTCACGCGTTATACTTTGGTATCCGCATTCATTTCGATTATCCCTGAATTTTTAGACAAAATAGAAATAATGGGAAAAGTAAATGACTTTGAGATTACCCAATCCGAAATCATCAATAAGTTAACAGGATCAAAGATTCTATTTCGCGGCATTAAAACGAGTTCAGGCGTGAACACTGCAAATCTTAAATCGATTGCTGGTTTATCAACTTGGGTGATCGATGAAGCCGAGGAACTAACCGACCCCGACGTTTTCGACAAAGTGGATTTATCAATACGTGCGAAGGAAAATTATAATCGCGTGATTTTAGTAATGAATCCGTCGTATAAATCGCATTGGATATACAACGACTTTGTAAAAAAGAAGCGAACGGATACAACGTACATTCATACGACATACATAGACAACAAAGAAAACTTATCCGATTCGTTTATACAAGCCGCGGAAAAAACCAAGCGAGAGAATCGCGCGCGATATGAACACCTATTTTTAGGTACTTGGTTAGATGATGCCGACGGCATGTTATGGAATCGAGCGATCATTGGAAAAGCTAGAATAGATGAAGCGCCAAACCTAACTAGAATAATTGTAGCAATTGACCCCGCCGTAACTGCAAATATGCAAAGCGACGAAACGGGAATAATAATTGTCGGAAAAGATAGCGAAGGATTTGGATATGTTCTCGAAGACCTTAGCGGAAAATATTCGCCGAATCATTGGGCAAAGGTAGCGAACGACGCCGCGTTTAGGTGGAACGCCGATTGCATAGTAGCTGAAAAGAACCAAGGTGGCGACATGGTCGAAGCTGTATTAAAGTCGCAAGGCTCAAACTATAGAATAAAGCTAGTAACTGCGACAAAGGGAAAATACGTGAGAGCCGAGCCCGTTTACTCATTATACGAACAAGGGCAAATTTATCACGTTGGTAGTTTCCCTATCTTAGAATCGCAAATGGTAACCTTTAACCCTGATAAAGGAAAATCGCCCGATCGAGTTGACGCTCTTGTTTGGGGTTTAACAGAACTAATGGTAAAAAACAACTTTGAATTCTCAATATGAAAAAAGAAACTATTGCCGCGCTTATCTTGATGTTAATCACTTATTTATTTATAGTTTTCGTGACATTGGATTTTAACGTATTTAATTGGCATTGGAGCGCTCGCGCTGTTATGGTAGTAACTTGGTTTTACGGAGTTACATTTTTAGAAAAGAATAAATAAGTATATTTGCTAAAACGAATATGCTATGCTATTAAAGGCTCTAAGGTCATACATTACTCCTACGGTTATTTCGACACCTCAGAAACCCGATGTAAACCTACTCAATCAAATACTTTATGGCCAATTTACGGCCTCCACGATGGTTGTTTGGTATGACTCAAATCAACAAACTTTTATCGACAAAGGTTACAAAGGTAATGCACTTGTTTACTCAATCATTCGAAAGATAGCCGAAAAAGGCAAGCAGTGCCCGACATACGTATACAGAGAGACTGAAGCGGCTAAAAAATACAGAGGAGGAAAATATAATTCAAAGGAGCTTAACAGATTGCAAAGCATAGCATTTAGAAAGAAGGAGCTTGAAGATGTAAGTTATACCGATCCCGTAAGCCAGTTGATTAAGAATCCGAATCCAATGCAAACTTGGGCGGAGTTTCTTGATTCTATGCTAACGTGGTACAATACTAGCGGCGAGATATTCGTTTACGGATTCGCACCACAGGATGGTTTAAATAAGGGCAAAATTAAGGAGATGTACGTTTTGCCGTCTAACTATGTCGAGATTGTGGCTGGCAGTTTATTTGAGCCTGTAAGAGGTTACAAATTGATAATTGGTGATCAGAACATTGAAATTCCAGCAAATGAGGTTTTGCATATTAAAACCACGAATCTAACTTGGGATTTAAATGGCGCGCAACTTCGTGGAATGCCTCCACTCTTGGCTGGTTTAACAACATTGCAAGCTAACAACGAAGCGACAGAGGCAAAACAGAAGACTTTCCAGAATGGAGGAGCAAAAGGCATTATTTCTCCTAATATTAATAACCCTGAGTTCTGGCCATCCCCTGATCAGCGAGCTAAAATGGATGAGCGGATTGATGAGAGGATAAACGGTAATAAGAACTTAAATAAGATTGTTGCGTCTTCAATTCCGTTGCGTTACGATGCAATTGGATTGAGTCCTGTGGCGATGGATATTATCAACTCTCAGAACATGGATTTGCAAACACTTTGCGGTCTTTGGGGAGTTAATCCTGTTTTATTTACTTCCAACGCTACCTATGCCAATTTGGAAGGCGCTCAGAAGGCTTTGGTTACCGATGTAATTATGCCGCAGTTGCAAATGATTGAGGAGAAGTTTACGCAGTGGCTAGGCAAGTCCTACGGCATGGATTATGTTTTAGACTTTGATATTTCATCATTCTCTGAGTTACAACCAGATGTTCAAGTAATTTTGGATACTTATGGCAAGTCTCCATATTTTACAGGCAATGAGGTTAGAAGCTTGTTAAACTGGCACGCTAGCGAAGACCCAGCGATGGATATACATTGGATACCTAGCAACGTGATTCCAAGCGATGAGGCACTAGGAAACGCTGCAACGGACTTTGTGGATTTCCAAGCATAAGAAATGAATAAAATAAATTACTCTAAGGTTAGAAGGTCGGCACAAGCGGATTTGAAGAAATACGAACGCCTTGGAGTAAAAATATTTACTGAGGCATTGAAGGAGCAAGCTAAGCCAGTTGTGCCGTTGTTGCCGATGCAAGATGCTTATGTAAAGTTTTATGAAGCTGTATTTGTTGATTCTGCGACTAAAGAGTTTAATCGGATTCGTCAGGACAATAGAGAGAAAAAGTTTCTGCCAGATGGTTTTTTTCTTAGCGCTTGGCTTGAGTTTATAAAGAATTGGGTAATTCAGAATTTAGGTCAACTAATTTTTGATGTAACGGACACTAGTCAAAAAAAAGTTAACGAGATAGTTGCTCAAGGTATTCAGGATGGATTAACTCCTAGACAGATTGAAGAGTTGTTGATTGAGCAGATTCCTGATATAAAAAGAGCTAGGGCAATTGCTAGAACTGAAGCAACACGAGCTTACAATGAAGGAAAGAAGCGTTCGGCACAAGATTGGGCCAATCAGACTGGGACTTCGTTATGGAAGATATGGATTCATGGAGGAGCTAAGGAGCCTAGGATTCAGCACATACAAGCACAGAATAAACCGATAAGATTTGATCAGCCTTTTGTGTTTTTTACGAATGGAGTTCAGGTATTGATGGACAAGCCTGGCGATTTAAACGGAGGAGCTGCTCAGACTATAAACTGCTCATGTGTAGTGGTTTACGTTTCAGAATCTTACGCTAGAAGGTATTTTAAGGATACATTTGTTCTGTAAGCAGTTTTGTTTGTTAATTTTATTTATTTGTATATTTGTCTAAACGAATAAGCAATGCTAGAGAAAGCCGAGCAGACGTATTCAGATTATCCCGAGGCGGTTAGAAATAATGCCAAAAGAGTTTTGAAATACGTTGATGAGAACGGATGGGGGCCATGTGGTACTCCGGTCGGAAAGCAGAGGGCAAATCAGCTTGCAAACGGCGAGCCAGTGTCAGTTGATACGATTAAAAGAATGTTTAGCTATCTTAGCAGACATGAAGTTGATTTAGAATCTTCTTCATCTTATTCTGATGGTTGTGGTCTATTGATGTACGATGCATGGGGGGGTAGGGCTGCTTTGACTTGGAGTAGGAATAAATTAAAGGAATTAGAAAAGACTAGCGATATGGGTTTTGTAAAAAAAGGATTAAACCAAGGCTTTACAGATAGCGACATGAAACAGGGTATTGTTTCTGGCTATTTTGCCATGTTTGGCAACAAAGACTTGGATGGCGATGTAATTGAGGCAGGTGCTTTTACTAAGACAGTAATGGAGCGTGGCCCTCAAGGAAAGCAGTTAATCAAGTATTTGCTAGATCACGATAAGAACAAAGTTGTCGCAAAAATCAACAATCTTTACGAAGACAATAAAGGCTTGCGTTACGAGGCTAAAATTGGTAGCCATGCCGCTGGAGCTGACTTTCAGAAAATGATTGAGAGCGAACTAATCAACCAGCATTCGTTTGGCTTTAGAACTATTAAAGAGCAGTTCGACCAACAGGCTAAAGCGAACCTAATTAAGGAAGTAATGATGTATGAAGGCTCAGCAGTCCAATTCTTGGGAGCCAATCCTGAAACTACCTTTATTGACCTTAAAAGCGAATCGGACGCATTTGAATATCTTAGCAGACTTGAGAAGTTTGTAAAGACATCAGATGCAACCGATGAAACACTTGAAAAACTAGAAAATCAACTTAAATCACTTTTGGAATTTCTAAAGCCAGCCGAGCCTACTTTGGAGATTAAAGAAGCCGAGCCCGTAGATATAATTACAATTAACGAACTTAAAAAACAATTTGAATCATGGAAAATCTAACAATTGATGCCGTAAAGGCAGTAATTGCAGAAGCTGGCGAGGCTCTTAAGGCAAAGGCTAGTAATGCAGAAGTGAAAGCTAACGAAGCTTTCGAAAAGGCTGAGAGCTTACTTAAGTCTCTTAGCGGTGTAGTAACTAAGGAAGAAGCTGCTGAGATGCAAAAGCAACTTGACAAGCTTGACATTGCAATGCAGAAGAATGCAGTAGAGAAAGAAGTTAGCGGTGAAGATTTCAAGACTGCTTTCATGAAGGCTTATGCTCCAGTACAAGCTGAAATCGAAAGATTGAAGTCTGAGCCTAACGCTCGTCTTAAAGCTCCTTTGGTATTTGAAATTAACGAGAAGTCAGTTGGAACCATTACTTTGGCTTCTACAATCGCTAACGAAGCGTCTTCTGGACAAGTAACAATCTCCGAGTTTACTGGTGTTGTTTCTCCTATCCGTCAGCGTTTGTTGGTTTACCTTGCTAACGCAAGTGTTGGAGCAATCGGAACTCAGTATGCAGTATGGGTTGAAGAATACGATCAGCAAGGAACTCCAGTAATGATTGGCGAAGGTGTTGAGAAAACTCAAATCGACGTTCAATACAAAGAGCAGAGAGCTAAGGTTGAGAAAATCGGTGTACACATGAAGGTTTCTATGGAAATGTTGGAAGATGCCGCTTACTTGGCTTCTTACATCCAAACC